GTATAGTCCCCCTTACGGGTATCTCTGGACACTAAACATTTTTGAATAATGTCCAAATAAAAATCTTCACGTTCTAAAGGGGGTTTAGGTATTTTCATTATTTAATCTTTAGGTTATCTGGGTCAGCAATATAGCTTGCCGTTTTAGGACCCGATTTAATTCCCGCTTGGGAAGGTGCAAATGAAGTAAGTTCGGGTTCAACTCCAAGCTGCGCACCGACAGGGCGATTGAATTGACCTTTTAAAACGGATTCCATATTCATGCCCATCTTTTGTCCACCGCCTCCCCAGATGACGGAATCTCGCAACTTGGGTTCGTTGGATTCTTCTGGCGCATTTTGAACATTCGGATATTTGTTTTGATAAGCTCTGTTTTTCTCTGCCACCATTTCGTTTGCTTGGGCAAATTCTTTGTCGGAGAGTTTGTTCTTGCGTTTGAGGTATCCAGCTTGGTTCTCGCCTTCACGGGTAGACTTAATATTGGACATGTCAAAGTCAATGGCAAGTTGCTTGACCCGCTTATCGGTAGCTTTCGTTTTGCTGGTAACGTAACCAGGTGCTTGTAAAAAGACTTGATAAACTTCACTGTCACAACCTTTCATTGGACATTCTGATTTACGACTCTCAAAGTAACCGTGTTTCTCACATTTATAATCAGATAATACTGCCATTTTTCTCCCCTTTCAACTGTTCGTCAAGTGTTTGATTGGAATAATCGTTGCGATTAATGATTCCTATTTTTAATTGAATCTTGCCGTTGACTAGCTCAATCCTATTTCCTTTGCGCATCGGTGGGATTGCTTCTTTACGATATTGTACAAATTTTGATTTGTCACGGTTCATGTACACCCCAACTTCCCCATTTTTATACTCTAAATACGCTTTACTGACTCTTTTTTGCACATAAATGGTCATTGGCAAGTCTTCCGACACAAAAACTTTAAATAACTGCGCTCGACTAATCCCCGCCAACTCGCAAAACAATTCTTTGCTAATCCCTCTCTTACGATTGGCTAAAAACCGTTTCATAATATGCAGTAATTCTTTTTGCGGGATGGTTTTATACTTTTCCATCATTTGCCGTACACTCCTATGCGTTTAAGGTAATCTGACACGTTTCTACCCACCGCCAACTGTTCTGGTGTAAATTCCTCTTGCAATTTACTGATACTACGGGTGATTTTCTGTGCAATCATGCGGGGCTGGACCTGTTCGGCAAACGCAGCAGTCGCTAAGGCAGCGGCGATGACCCGATCATCTTTGTTGCGCCCAGAGGCATAAATGCCACCATCTTGACGAGTCATGGTTTTCATTTCCTCAATGGTATCCATGTCGTAGATATTCATCATCTCTCGTTCGAAATAATCTTTCATGTACGTTAACATCCGCTCTTTGGTGGCACTTGTTGTCAACCAACCAATTGAGTTGGACACACCGCCCATTGTATCGTTGCGCCGCCAGATGTAATTTTGCATGCTGCCGTACACATCGAGCAAGTCTTTGCCGAGTGCCGTACCCATGTTGGCAGCCATGCGCTTGAGATTGCGCATCTCGTTGATGACCGCTTGTCCTGGACCATTCACCTCAAGGTTTAAAGTCGAGTTCTTGTACGCACCCGCCAAGTGACAGATGACCCATGCGAATTGATAGGTGTTGAGCTCACTCGTGGCAAACGAGGCAACTTGCTCTAAGCCGTCTGCATAGCACCGAAACACTTGAATACAAAAGCGGTCTGCCCAATCACTTGAGCCGTAGGCGGGATCTGCACCAATGACGTAGTAGGCGGTGTCGATCGGTTCTTCCCACACCTTGAGAGAAGCTAATCTCTCTGTTGATTTCAACACGTTGGTGTCTTGAAAGTTGGCACCAAAACTATATCGATAATAACTTGGGTTTTTCTTGCGAAGGGCTTTGACTGCATCGGTGCAACGGGAGTTACTAAAGAACGAGGTTCCCGTCATCACAAAAGCGTAGTCTTCAGTAGGCGGAAACTCTTGATACATGAGTGATTCATCTCGAATACCTTCTGCGAGCTTCCACCGCCACCAAGCAATTTGACGGGAATTAATCTCAAACCCGTACAACTTTTTAATGTCTTTCGTCCATTCCTTTTCTTCGCCCGTTAATTTGCCATCCCAGTACACACGATAAATGTCACTGTTAGGATCAGCCATGTAAAGCTCATTGCGCCACCAGCCACAGAAGATAGCAATTTGACTGCGGGCTTTCTTGGCTTCCACATACATGTCGTGAAACATGTTGAATCCACGAGCGGTACTTTCAAAGATATACAAACGCTTGGGATTGGTTTCAGCAAGAGAGGCTAAGAGTGATGCTAGACCCTCCTCATCGCCCCATGACGAGGTTTCTGTGCCGTGCAAGAACGTAATCCCTTTACCACGACCTAAAGAGCCCTTTGCTCGTAATCCAGCCACTTGGTAAAAGATACGACTACGGTTCTTGAGGGATAAGCTATTGCGGTTATGGGTGAGAATTGGAATCTTGTATTCTTTGGGTAACCCGTCCATGTAACCACCGAGCGTGCCTCGAAACATATCTCTGTTTTCTTCGGTGTCTGTAACGAGGGTGCCGTTCAAGCCGTTATGGATGTAGTGCCAATACAAGTCGAGTGCCAACGAGATAGTGGTAATTCCTAGCTGCCTTCCCTTGAGAATGACATAGAAGTGAATCCCTTGTTTGAGTCCCTTGTCAATCTCATTCATCACATAAGTCTGGGTGCCAAGCAAGTTATCCATCTTGCGCAGCCCTTGTTCTTTGGTTTCAATCTTGAGTTGATTACAGAATTTGTAAAAGTTAGGTAAATCAAATCCGCTCATGTTTTTTTCTCCTGTTTGGTTCAAAATTATCTAAATTCCAATTAGCCGCCATTAAACAACTCTTACGATCTTTGGCACACTTCACTAAGTCTTGCACCATCAACTCCGAATACTCTGCCTTCCAACGCTGATATAGTGCCTTCTTATCTTCTTTTGACTCACAGTGCAAGACATTTAACATCTCGGTCTTGAGGATGCGACGGCTTGCTAATAACTGTTCTTCCCAAACCTTCTCAATGCCCTCTGGCTTAATGTAACCCACTACCAGACTCTAACTCTCTCAACACCCCTTGCAAGCGCACAATCTCGTTATGAGAGGCGGTAATTATCTTGGCACTCTCCGCTTGTACTCGCATCAACTCATTGAACAGTTCACTTTTCGTCATGTTCCACACCCGCTCAATGTACGCTTTCTTCAAGTCATCTGGGGCAGTACCTAAGTTTTCAAGGATAGGATCTACTCGGTTCTCCATACTCGCACTCCCTTCACATCATCATTGTGTTCTGTCCTGGCAATAAACCTACGACCTAAAATCTTCTGCATCCGATAGTTGTTATTGCAAATCCGTATCAACTCACCATTCTCTACAAAGAAAGAGTCACCAACCTCCATCTCTTTATATGGATGATTACTTCTAACCCTAGGTACTGGTATCTTTACATTCTTTTCTATCGCAATATCTGACATATAAACCCCTTAATAAATATAACCAGTTATTAATATACACTATATTTTATAGTTTATTTCTACTATATCGAAAAACCCATATTTTTTTTGGGGGGAACTTGGTATGGGGCACCTACCTCAACGAACTCAAACCCAACTCAACTAACCAGCTACGCTATATCAATAAACTATATCTATATAAACCCGTTATCCCATATGAATATAGTTATATTTATATAGATATGATCTATATCTATATGTAACCCTTGAGGGTTACCCTATACCATATCTTATGTGTACCTATATGCTATGTTCATATCACTATATGGGTGCCTTATACTTATATAGTCATAGCGTGGAAAGTAGTTGACCTGGTCAAACTTACCCTAAAAACTAACCCTTACATATATATATAGGTAAGCTATAGTAAACCCCTATATATAGAATAACTATAGATATAACTTACCTATATAAAAAAAATATATATACAGATATATATACTTATATGTTTACTTTTCTCATGTTCATACGTTACAATAATTATATAAATATATACTTATATGTTTATATGTCATATCACTAACTAACAAATAGGAAAATTTAACATGAATAGTATTTATCAAGAGGTAACAGACAAGATCATCAAAGAACTAGAGAATGGTGCTATACCCTGGGTTAAGCCCTGGCATAGTGATTCAAGCGCCGATATAAACCTAGTAACTAAGAACGAATACAACGGGATCAATCGCTTTATCTTATCGTTCTCTGGTCATATTAGCGGGTACGTCACACCATATTGGGCCAGCTTTAAACAATGGAACGAGATCGGATCACCAGTAAAAAAAGGTGAAAAGGGAACAAAGATCTGTTTTTTTACGCCAGTAGTTAAAGAATCAATTAATGCTAACGGAGATATTCAAAAGAGCGCTTACCCTTGTATTAAAACTTATTACGTTTTCAATGCTGACCAGGTTGAAAACTTTCATTATGAAAAACCCGCTAATATTGATAAGGTTTTTAACCCTATTCCCGCTCTTGAAGATCATGTAATTAAAACTGGTGCAACTGTAAAGCACGGGGGTAATAGTGCTTATTTCACTAGCCAGGGAGATTTTATCGCTATGCCTAATAAAACCAGCTTTAATAGTGAAGCGGCTTATTACGCTACTTTATTGCATGAATTAACCCATTGGAGCGGAGCTGAAAAGCGCTTAAATCGTGAGCTAGGAAATAAATTCGGCTCCCCAAAATATGCATTCGAGGAACTTGTTGCGGAGCTAGGAGCGGCTTTTTTATGCCAGGATTTTAAAATTCAAGGCGAACTACGTCATAGTGGATATATTGATAGCTGGCTCAAGTGTTTAAAAGATAACCCGAATGCGATTTTTAAAGCGGCGGCGCTTGCACAAAAGGCGGCGGATTATATCAAGGCGTTTGATATGTTAGATAACCAGGCGGCGGCTTAATACTGTAAGCGTTGATAACCTTTTAAATAGGGTTATCAGCGATTACTATTCAGTAATCATTTTCTAACTAACATAAGGGAATAACACAATGAACAACAAACCAGACTATACCGATTATTTATTGGGTACATTTTTCGCTATCTTTATTGGTGCAATGCTAGGCTTTATCTATATTTTACGATCTGGGGGGTTTTAATATGAACCTTAATAATTGTTTACAAGCAAAATTTGATAATCTAAGCGACGCGAATAAATGGATTGATAAAAAAATTCAATCTAAAAAATGGGTTAATGGAAAAATTACACATGGAATTGTTCAAGCACCAGGCGGCGAAAATGTATTAACGTTTTTTGCAAGTGTGCAAAATCCGCTCCCGCCAATATGCCCATATACCAATAAACCCAACGGTAAAACTTTATTTTCTAAATAAATTGTCAGTTTAAGCGCTTCTAATTGGAGCGCTTAGGCGGGTATTTTTTTATCTTTTAATATCTCGATCTCAAAATAAAAAATTGCATGTTAAACGGGCTTTAAACGGGTTTGACGTTTTTAATAAAGAATGACGTTATTAAGGGTTTGGTAGCAAGAAAACAGTTTTGATTTCTGGAAACATAAAAGGGTTGTAAACATAAAAAAAATTCCCTACGCGCGCATGTGTGTGCGTGTGGCTCAAGATTTGATCTTCAGTTTTGCTAACCTTTAATCATAGGGGGTCAAGGGGTGGGCTGGTGGTTAAGGGGTTGCCGAGAGTTACCCCAATGGAAAACCCCAGTGACCCCAACGTACTATAGTCTATATATATATAATATAGGTATATCATATTGGTAAATATTATAACTGTTTATAGATATTTTACCTACATTATATATAGCACACATGTGGTCATTCAACCCGCACACTCTTGCTGACTGACTGTGTATGGATATGTTTTTGTGTGTGATATTGGATAACTGTGTATGTATAATTGTGTATGTATAGATATAAATATAAAATATATGTTGCAAAGTTTATTTTTTTTAGTGTAAGATGTGAACTGTAGTAGATTGATATGTTTTTATAACCTAACAAAAGGAAAGATATTATGAAGATTTGTAAAGATTGTAAGCATTTAAGTATTGCAGAGTATGGCTCTGCTTTTTGTGTCAGCCCCAACAATGGTATTGATTTAGTGACTGGTAATCTTCAACCTAGAGATCCTCGTCAAAACCGTTATGTATTAGAAAACATTGGTTGCGGTCAAGAAGGCAAGTGGTTTGAGCCGAAGTTTGAGATTGACGATGATGAGCACATTGCCTCTGTTTTCTGTCGTGGAGGTGCATGATGGAAGAACCAACCATAATGGAAGTAGGTTATCAAATTCAAATTAATGAATTGAAAAACAAGGTTGACGTGTTGGAATCAGAGATTGGTGCGCTTGAAGATAAGATTGAAATCCTTAAAGAACTTGTTAAAACATTAGCGGAGTTATTATGAACGATAGAAACGATTTTGAACCAGCAGTAAGAAATGCAGCATGGTGGAGTGGTGATAGCCGTCAAGTCATAAATGGTAATGCAGTCGAAACAGTCCTCATTAAACAGGGTAAGTTGGCACCCCCAGACTTGAGCAATGTGGAAGCCGTGCAAATGGGTCATGTAATGCAGCCGATTCTTGGTAAACTAGCACAAGATAGATTACAGATGGAATTAAAAGATGCGGATTATGCACTTAGTCATCCTAGGGAATCTTGGCTTCGATCTCATTTTGATTTTATTAGTGCGGATGGGTCAACTCTCGTAGAAGCAAAGAATTACAATGCAATGGTGCGCAATAAATTTGATGCAGAAACTAATCGAGTGCCACAGGCGGATTATATTCAATGCTTACACGAAGCTACTGTTCACAATGTGGATCGGGTCATTCTTGCGGTTTTATTTGGTGGACAAGAATTTGTCACGTTTGACTTTACTTTCACACAAGACCAAAAATTAGACTTTATCAAGCAAATGTCAATTTATTGGGCGCATGTTGTGAGTGGTACTGTTCCTCCAGCAAAATCGGTGGATGATACAAAATTAGCTTATCCACAATCAGTTGACGGTATTGTCATCGCTAATCAAGCAATAGAAACCCGTGTCAGTGACCTTAAGCAGTTGAAGGCAAAAATTAAAGAGTTGGAAACGATTGGAGATGAGTGGGAAACCGAGATTAGAAACGCATTAGGTGACCGCTCAGAGTTGCGTACTTTTGATGGTAATACCTTAGTGACATGGAAGTCTTCAAAAGCCTCGATGAAGTTTTCCGCTGATTTGTTTAAGACTGCGATGCCAGACATTTACTCAAAGTTTGTAGTTGAACAAATGGGTTCACGGAGGTTTTTAATCAAATGATGACCGCTATGATTGTAGGTTTTTTAATTGGATTTCTTTTTACTCTTGCATTTTTGCATTTATGGGATAAGTACCATGAATAATATTGATATTGCAATTTATGTGATGGCTGCAAGCTCAGTCATTGATACTCTACTAACACTTTGGGAGAAATTTATATGAACGCTTTAGTCACGGTTCAAGATATGGGGGTGATGGCAGATGCCATTGTCCGAAGTAAGTTTTATGGTTTTCAAACGAAGGATCAAGTCATTGCAGTGATGTTGGTGGCTCAAGCAGAAAACAAGCACCCAGCAACAGTGATGCAAGAGTATGACATTATTCAAGGTCGCCCAGCTCTTAAGAGTCAAGCTATCTTGGCACGTTTTCAACAGGCGGGTGGTAAGGTGCAATGGCAAGAAATAGGTGCCAAGCGTTGTATTGGTACTTTTACGCATGAGTCTGGTGGCAGTATTACTGTCGAGTGGACAATTGAAATGGCGAAGGAAGCGGGCATTTACAAAGTGGGTTCAGCTTGGACAAAGTTCCCAGAAGATATGTTAAGAGCTCGTGTTATCTCAAGAGCGGTACGATCTATTTATCCAGCTTGTATTTTAGGTCAATACAGTTCAGAGGAAGTGCTAGACTTTGAGCCTAGAAAAGAACGGGATATTACTCCGCCTAAAGTTGAAACTGTATCAATTATTCAAGGCAATGAGGTGGTAGAGATGCCCGCAGAAGTGGTGGAAGATTTACCGAAGTTGCCTCTTTATATTCCAGGATCAACAGAGCCTTATGCTAATTACTTGACAGTAAATGATTGGCAAGCTGGTTTTCTACAAATGTTCTCTCGCATTAAAAATGCAAAGTTGACGGATGAAGAAAAAGCAGAGAAGTATGATTCTTTAAAAGAAGCTAATAAGGTTTTTATGGATTCATGGGATAGTGTCACTTTGAGTAAACTATTAGCTGGTATTAATCGAGAAATGAAAGGTTCAGAATGAGTTACGCACATAACGCACAACCTGGCAAAGGGGTGTTATTTCAAAATAAGAAAAAGCACGAGCGTAGTCCCGATTACACGGGTTTGATTACGGTTTCTAGGGATTTGAAGGCGGGTGAACAAGTGAAGATTGCAGCATGGATTAAACAGACTGGTAGTGGTGTTTTACTATCACTTAGTGAAGATAACTATGTCCCGCCACCAAAGCAAGAAGAAGTATACCCGAAAGAAGTTAGCCGTATGGATGATGATGACATACCTTTTTGATAAGTCATTCATTTTATTGAATTTTATATGATTACTTTAAGATTACCGTATCCGCCTAGCATGAATGCTTACTGGTTAGCTTCTGGTCACAGACGTTATATCAGTAAAAGAGGGCAATTGTTCAAAAAAGCAGTTGTAGATTATGTTCTGGAACATCGCATACCAAAACTAAGTGATATTCCCCTTGCGGTTGCGGTAATACTTCATCCACGTTCAAAAAAATTGATGGATGTTGATAATTGTTTAAAACCAATACTCGATGCGTGTCAAGATGCGGGTATTTTTAATGATGATGTGCAAGTTCAATTTTTATTAGTGACTCGTGGTGATTTAAAAAAGGGTGGTGGATGTACAGTAATGATTAAAGAGTTCCGCCCAGTCTAGGGGGGTGTTAGGGCTGCGCCAGTCGGCTGCTTAGACAAACTGGCATTTTCTAACAAGGGGATAAAGATGAGATTAAAAATTTATAGTTTGCATTGGCAAAATATTGATGAACGAATCGTTTGGGGTCAACAAAAAGTTTTTCAAAAATTAGATTTACCTATTTTCCAACATTGTATTGATGGTATTAATCATGCAGACTGGATGCAATGGGTGACAGATACAACAGATGCAGAAATCATTTTATTTGTGGATGTCGATTGCATTATCACTAATTTATCTGAAGCCGTTAAATGGATTCATAGAGCTCAAAATGGTTCTTTAGTGGGAAACATACAATC